TGGGAAACATTCCCTTTGGTTGAAAACGAAGTACCTAATACTGATTACTATTGGCAATTACAAGTATATATGGCATTAACCAAAAAGAAGCGTTCTAAGCTCATTTACACCCTTTTGGACACGCCTGAGCATTTAATTCAAAACGAGGCATACTGGTACTCTAAAAAGAACGGTTACGGTGAACTTACGGATGAAATGTATCAGGACTTTGTTAAAAAAATGACTTACGGTGACGTGCCAGAACACTTTAAATATAAATCATTTGAAATTCCTGAAATTCCTGACGACATTCAACTGATAAAAGACAGGGTAATCGAGTGCAGGGAATATATTGAAACTTTATCAATTACTTTTAAATAATGTCACCACTTTTCATGTTAGTATGTGTCCTTATATTAATGTTTCTGTGGCTTTGGACAGCACCGGAAGATGATTAACTAAAAACTAAACCATGAAAAACACTTACAAAGAAAATCCCAGCCAAACTACTCAGATACTTTGGCATCTCAAAGCAGGGTATTCCCTGACCCCTATTGATGCCTTAAATATGTTCGGCTGTTTCCGATTAGGGGCCAGGATATGGGATATAAAAAAGATGGGATTCAATGTAAAGAGCAAGCTCATCACCACAAATACGAATAAAGTTGTGGCAGAATATTCATTAGGAAAAAATTATATACAGGGCAAATTATTTTAATAACTTAAAACTTGAATTATGAAAATAAAAATAGAATATGAAGCAGAAATACCGGATATTGAATCCACTGATGAAGAAATAGAAGAATTTGTAAGATTTGAATGTGGGGACACTGGAGGGATGAGTATGAAAAACCCATTTAACGGAGAAATTATTGAACCTATATTTGGAACTTTTGAATGGAATCACATTTAACAAAAATTTAGCATCACCGGGAGATACGTGAGCCAAAGGATGTGATGCTTTTGTTAATAACTTCTGAAATTAAATGTAATTCGTATTAAATCATTATATATGTTTGCATTAATAATCCGAACGGTGATGTTTCAAAAAGCAAATTTTCACACTAAAATACAGCCCTGAAACCTATTCAGTGTCGCTATTGTTCATCACCGTTCATGGCACACCGTAAGGTGTAGGGGCTTTTTATATTATGAGCAAGGAATTACCATATTTTAAATTCTTTCCAAGTGAATGGATAACAGGCGATGTAACTTTATGTTCAATGGAAGCACAGGGAATATTTGTCAATATATTAGGGTTCTACTGGAATAAGAATTGTAGCATGAGCTTAGCAAATGCTAAGCAAAGGTTTAGCAAACACATAGCAGGGTTTAATCAATTGCTTGAAAGTGCTATAATTAAGGTTGATAAAAACGATAATATTATTATAAATTTTCTTGACGAACAGATGAATGAGTTTATAGATGTCTCTGAAAAGCGTGCTATTGCTGGAAAGCTGGGAGGGTTAGCAAAAGCTAAGCAAATGCCAAAATTTGCTAAAGCAAAACGTAGCAATATAGATAAAGAGATAGATAAAGATAAAGAAGAAGATAAAGAAATAGGGTGTGATTTTTTAAAAGTTGAAAGTTTTGTTATATTATGGAATGATTATTTAGATATGAGAAAAAAGATACGTAAACCGGCAACGAAAAAAGCACAACAATTATCATTAAATAAATTAGCAGTTTTATCAAATAATAATATAGGGACAGCTATATTATTAATTGAGCAATCAATTATGAATAGTTGGCAAGGTATATTCCCTTTAAAAGAGAATTTTAAAACTAAAAATAAACTCAACAGCTATGGAGAAAGATACCCCGAATACTTCCATGCAGACGGTACGCCAAGAGAATTGTAAAATAAGGCATCTAAACAATTCTGAATCTTTACGTAAAGAACTCATTGGAATATCTTATTTGCTTGGAGTAAAAGAAGCCCCAAATGAAATGGTTATGACACAAATGGTCAATATATTAAAAGACGAATTTGATTACTTTACCGTCCAAGATATAACAAACGCTGTAAAAAAAGCCCTTTCCGGCAAGCTAAACATAGATTTTCAACCATACAATAACTTCTCAATTCCCTACATCTGTAAAATTTTAACAGCTTACAGGGAATATTTAAGGAATGAGAATAAATTATTACCTAAAGTACAGGAATCTTCTGAAATGACCCCAAAACAAGAAAGGGATACGACAACTTCATGGCTCAATAACCATGTTTACCCACGCATAGAGAAGTTTTTTAAAACCGGAGAGTATGATTTGCCTGACTACGGGAATACCCTATATAATTATCTCGACAAGAAATTCATAAATTTCACGTCTGAGAGAAAAAAAGAAATTAAGGAGCAAGCTCGCCAGGAGTTATTAAAAGAATTTAGGATTGAGAAAACCGCAAAGCCCAGAGAAAGAAATAGAATAGGAACTGTCATAACAGACATTATAATGAGCGGAAAAGAAACCGAAGGGCTGGTAAGGACAAGGGCAAAGAAGCTGGCATTGAATATCTTCTTAGCTGAGTGTAAGGAAACAGACAGGAATTTAATCGCCGAAATTAAAGAATATGAAAAGTGAAATGTATTATTTGCAACGAAGAAAATAATAGAAAATGGGCTGTATATTGCGATAAACATAGAAACAATGTGTTTGCAGAAGGTGGAAGAAAATCAATTTTTGATGACATTAAAAAACCAATTACTAATAATGAACGTTGGGCTATAATTGGCGCAAGTTCCAGCATAGAAGCAATGGAATCTGTTTATAGAATGTTTAAGTAATGAAAATATCAATGCTAAAAACAGAAAAGGGACTGACACCGCTATATAATTCAGGATATGAAAAATATAGCAAGCTAAAGATTGGCTGGGAGGGAGAAGTTACATTTGTGCAAAAAAGAAACTATGAGTTTCATAAGAAATTTTATGCACTTATAAATATGGCATTTGAGAATGAGGAAAAGTATAACAATTTAGACCATTACCGCAAATGTTTAATAATCAAAGCCGGCTTTTACACCGCTTATGAAATGGACGGATGGACACACAAAGAGGCAGACAGTATAAGTTTTGCCAGCATGGATGAAATTGAATTTGCAGATTTATACTCAAAATTATTAGACGTTGTTATAAAAGAAATCGGAATAACTAACGAGCAAATTGAGCAGGAATTAATAAATTTCATGTAACAATTAAAACCTAAAATTATGAAAAAAATTAAAGAGAAATTCATGTTTAAGTTAGTATGGATATTACCTAAAAGCATCGTTTATTTCTGCGCAATTAGATTAATAGCTCATGCTACAACGGGCAAATACAGTTATCAAAACGTTCCTAAATTAAGTGCGATTACCGCATTAAAAAGATGGGATTTAACCCAAAAGACCAGCGCATAATGAAGCAATAAAAACAAACCAATGAAAGCAATAGATAAACGATTAGACGATCTTTGGAGCGAACTTGTAAAGCTAAGGGCTGGCAATAAATGTGAGGTAAAAAACTGCCAAAAAACATCACCTTTAAATTCACATCATGTATATTCAAGAGCGAAAAAATCGGTACGCTGGGAAGTAATGAACGGATATTGTCTTTGTGTGGGTCATCATATAGGAGTGAAATTCTCTGCTCACAAGACACCTAATGACTTTGTTGAATGGAGCAAACAGGACAGAGGACAAGCATGGTTTGACACTTTACAGGCAAAAGCACATACGATTTCAAAGCTGCATCCCTTTGAAAAAGAATTATTGGCAAAAGAGTTAGAGAAAGAAATAACGTATTTTAAAGACAAAAGATGACACAGGACAACAAAACGGGTACAAGTAAGGGTAAACCATTAAAACACTTAAAAATGACAATTCTCGCAACAAAGAAAGACCGCACAACAATATTCAATTTACTAAATATGAGTGAATCAGAGGCATTAAAATTCGCTAAAGGCACAATCAAGAGATTAACCAGGGAGCGTTTTGGTAAGAGGGCGTGGGGCTGGGAATTTAAAGTGAAATAAATTATAAAGCTATGAATATATTTGCAGGAATTTTACTTTTAATAGTTGGGAGTTGTGCATTATATAAACTCTGTGAACTTAATGGAATAATAATTAATAAAGAAAATATTTTTTTATTAGTTCTGATAATCACATGTTTTGTTGCATCGGGGTTTATGATATAATAATTAAATCTCAATCATGTCAAAATCAATAGAAGAAAAGAATAAGGTGAGATTGTTTCTTGATGATTTTCGTAATCCAATAGATTGTACTCAATATATGTATCAAAGGGGAGTAGATTGTAAAATTTATCACGAAAGGTGGTTTGTCGTAAAAAATTATAAGCAGTTTATTCATTGGATTACTAAAAACGGATTACCGGACATTATTAGTTTTGACCATGATCTTGCTGATGAACATTATGGAGTTGATTATCAGGATTGGGAAATAAATAGTAGTGATGATTTGCAAGTACCAGAAACAGGAATGGATTGTGCAAAATGGCTTACAAACTATTGCATTGATAATAATACAAAGTTACCTGAATTTTATGTTCATTCAATGAATCCTGTTGGTCGTGAGAATATACAAAAATATTTGGAATCATTTAAAAAACAGTTTATCAATTCATAACCCAAACCAATGAAAAACAAATTTGAAAAAGTAGATAACGGGATAGCATTGGCATTTATGGAGATTTCAAAGGATTTGCCATTAAAAACATCGTTACAACTTGATAATTTAAGGGAGTTGATAATAAAAGATTGCAACACCCTCCACCAGCAAGCCCTAAAGGAAGAGAAAGAAAGAAAATTAACTCTACCAACAGAGAGTGAAATGGCAAATGAATCTTATAAACAAAATACACTTGAAAAAGTAGGGGCATTTCAAGAAGGTGCTCAATTTATTATAGATTATATTAATAATGATTAAAAACCAATCTAAAACCATGAAAAGCAGTTTACTTTATTGGTATCCTAAAATAAAAGAGTTAGAATTACTAACTCCTAAAACTGAAATAATAGAATTAAAAAATCAAAATTATTTAGACTTGATATCTGTTGCCGAGGGTGATTTTAAAGTATTAGAGCCACAATGGAATGAAATATTAGAAAAGGCATTAAAAATTGGATTTCCTTTATTTATGAGAACAGATGAATTTTCTGGCAAACATCACTGGAAAGATACCTGTTATGTTGAAAAAGAAAAAGATTTAAAAAAACACATCGTAAATTTATTTGAATGTAGTTTTTGTGCTGATATAATGGGACTACCTTTGAGGGCTATCGTTTTCAGAGAATTCATCTCTATGAAAACCCTATTTAAAGCCTTTTATGGTGAAATGCCAGTTAATGTAGAAGTTAGGTTTTTTATTAACAATGGAAAAATTAAATGTTGGCATTGGTATTGGATTGAATATGCTATTGAAACAGGAACTGAAAAAAACAAACTTCCTTCTGATTGGAAAAATAGAATTAAACGTGCTAAAAGAGATTATCTATCTGAAAATAATATAGCAATACTTTCTACCGAAGTAAATAAAGTAGCTAAACAATTTAAAGGATATTGGAGTGTTGACCTTTGTTTATCTAAACAAAATAAATGGATATTAATTGATATGGCAGAAGGTCATAAGAGTTGGCATCCTGAATGTAAATACAAAGTATCACAAAAACCATGAAGAAATACAACTTTTACATATTTTCAGCTTTGATACTATTTGGAATTTGGGTACATTTAACTTTAATTATATGATAAATAAACCAATAAATTGGATAGGAAAATCTGGTAAAAAATATCCTTATAATGAATATAATAATCATGGATATGGAGGTATAAAGCAAGGATTTAAAGATTTACCAAAAGATGATTACCCTTATACTCTTGAATATTTACCTACAATAATTCCCATCCTACAAAAATCAAAAGAGAATGAGAAAACTTGACAAGGAATTTAGAACACTTAATAGGAACATGTTTATAATTTTGGTAATTTTATTTATTATTCTTTTTATTGGGCTTTTCTTCACAAGCTGTCAAACCAAAAAGTCATACGAATATCTCGGTTGTCCTTGTAAGATAGTAGACAAAAAAGAAACACCCAAGGGCTATCAGGTAACAATGATAAACCGCAACAATATAATAGTAAGGATATTAGACAGTGATTTAAAAGAGCGTAAAATAGGTGAAATAATTGAATAACCTTTAAATAAATGAATTATGATTCTAACTGAAGAAAATATCGAGAAATGGATGCAGTGTCTATCTAAAGAAATGAAAGAACAGCATGATGTTGATAATTATGCTGCCTGTAATTCAAATAAATACTGGTTGCAGAATTATATTGATGCAGATACACAAGATGCGATTGATGAGGAAATTGAGTGTTGGGATGAACCCGACACAGATTAAAACTAACAACCAATGACTAAAGCAGAAATACAAAAACAGTTTAGAAGAATCTTAGAAGAACAGCATGGAGAACCATCCCTAAGAAAGTATGCGGGGTCTGAAATGGAAGCATTATGTATTCAAGTGATACAGGAGCAATTATCCCAGCTAAAACCGCAGGAGGAAAATCAAATTCAAAAATATATGTTAAAAAACAAACTTGAATATGCGAAAAAATGTGGTTGTGAAAGATGTAAAGAAATTGTTAATGAATATAAAGCTGAATTAACCAATAAACAGAAACAATGAAAAACATTTTAAATTACTTTCTAAATAAAGAATGGATATTAAATATCGTGATGCTATTTCTAAGCGATGAAACCAAGGAACGCATTTATATTGCAAAATTAAGGGCTGAAATGTTATTTTGGGGACATGACCTTTCAAATATGAGCGATAAAGAAATAAAACAAGGTGCTTCAGATATGACTAAACATATTCAATGTATGGGAATTACTGTTGAACAAGCCACCAAAGCATTTATGCAATTAGGAAAAGCATCTAAAGACTGGAGTCAAATAACTTTTCAATAAAACAAGCGTATAACAAGTCATTGAAAAACAATCAATAAATATCAATTATGAAAGGCGGGGCAAGAGAAGGATCGGGAAGACCTAAAGGAACTCCAAACAAACTAACTACTTCTTTTAAAGAGCTTGTAATGCAAACTTATGAAGCACTTGAAAAGAAAAAAGACAAAGGAATGGCAAACTGGGCAATAAAGAACGAAACTGATTTTTACAAGATAGCAGCAAGATTAATCCCAGCCGAAATGCAGAATCAAATAACAGGTGAACTACTAATAAAAGTTGTACGTGAAGGAAGTAACTCTAAAACTCCTTGAGCTTCATCCGGCACAAGAGAAAGTCCTCAATGAAGCAAAGAGATTCAATGTATTACGAATAGGCAGGCGTTGGGGCAAGACAGAACTCGCCAAAGACCTCTCAATAAATGCCATGCTTGACGGTCATTCTGTTGGTTATTGGTGTCCTACCTATAAAGACCTTTCGGAAGTATGGCTGGAAATGAAATACACCGTAAACGAGATTATCAGATCAAAAAACGAACAACTAAAACAGATCACATTAGTTACAGGCGGAAAGATTGATTTTTGGAGCATGGAGGAGCCGGATTCAGGTAGGGGCAGACGATATAAACGTGCAATAGTAGATGAAGCAGAGAAGGCGCATAAGTTCCAAGAGGCATGGGGACAGACGATAAGACCCACCCTTGCTGATTTTGAAGGCGACTGTTGGATACTTTCTACACCCAAAGGAAAAAAGACCTATTTCACAGAATTAGCAGAGGAGAACCCACGAAAATATGACAACTGGATGTCATGGACGCTCTCTACATACACCAATCCTTACATTTCAGAGAAGGAAATTGATATGATGAGGGTGCAGATGGATGACTTTGAGTTCAGACAAGAGATATTAGCAGAGAGTTTAGATCGTTCAGCATTAGCATTTGCATTTGCCTTTAACGACAGCCACATAGGAGAGTGTTCATGGGATGCTAACTTAGAGACCTATCTTAGCTTTGACTTCAACAAAGAGCCGGTCACTTGTATAGTAGCTCAGAAGCCGGAATTTAATAAGCTGAACATTATTGATGAGATATACGTTAAACAAGCGGATATTGATGAGTTATGCGACAGGATAAAAGCCAAATATCCCAATGCCTTATTCATTATAACAGGCGATCAAACCGGAGAGCAGTCAACAGCTATTAAGAAAGGACTAACTTATTATCGCAAGATCAAAGAGAGCTTAAAGCTCACAGACGGACAGATCAAGCTACCTGGTAAAAATCCACTGCATAGAATAAGCAGGATGGAAGTAAATAGTTTGCTTAATAAAAGTTTTATTATATTTGATGCGAAAAACTGTGAGCGAACCATCTGGGATATGAAGAACGTTGAATACGACCCAGAGAAGCTAAAGATAATCAAAGATGACAGAACAAAAGAGGAGCAACGTAGTGATTTCTGTGATTGTGTCCGTTATCTTATGCACACATTTATGAGAGACGAACTTAAACATTTGGGGATAAGCTGATGTATTATATAACTAAGCTAATATTATCAAAAGAGAAACCATTTAGGGATATTGTCGAGGAGGATTTTTGTCCAGTTAAAGAAGAAGGGTATAAATTGATATTTGAGGCAGAAAACGAAGATAAAAAAATCCGACAGTTAGCAGTATTTATTGAGACGGACAAGGCAACACCTGAGACAATTTGCCACACAACCAATGTAATCATACAAGAGCTTAACGCAATGAGATGATTGAACTCCTTACATTACTCATATTTAACTCCCTGCTCATCATAGGCATCTACAATGCTGTTGATTATGATTTAGACGTAGATTCCAAGCCGGTGAGCAAAAAGATTCTTTGGTTTGTTGGATGGTACACTCGCAAATTGCCCTCATGGTTTACCGATCCCATATACGGATGTATTATGTGCATGGCATCTGTTCATGGGTTTTATATGTTTTGGTTGTTCAATGATGCAAGTTTAGATAACATTCCTTTTTATATTTTTTATACATTTGCATTGTCGGGATTTAATTCGTTAATTTATGGCATCTTTTTTAAGTGAACCGCCACAGATATTAGTAGAGAAAGGATTTTGGAAGTATAACAGGTGTAATTGCGATGGCGGGACAGATAAGTATAAGAACGCATCAGGGGTGGAAGTATGGATTGTAAAGGCAAATACCATCGCTCTAAAGAGAAGCGGAAGGACAATAGTAAGAACTCATATCAACAACTTAAACGATCAACTCAATGAAATACTCCAAAATGGTACTCCAAGCTGAAGTAACGAGGTTTGAAAATGGAATAGAATTATTGACTGAGCGAATAAAAAAATACAAAGATAACAAGGAAACGATAAAGCGATGTAAAGGTTTAATAAAAGAAGCCGAAACTCAAATCAAAGAACTCAAAGTAGACATAGCAAAGTTATGATGAAAGTTTTAAAAATAATTGGAATAATAATCTTAGTAATAATGGCAGGGTTAGGGGCGTGCGCAGCACCTTCTATTATACGTGCGTCAGATATTATTCTGTTTGATCTATTTGCTTTTGGTTGTTATTTTGGGTGGTGTTGTTTTGGTATAGAACAATTATATATAAGATTATGAACATATTTACCATTCTTAACAGACGCAACGGTGCTATAAAGACCCAGCATCCCACTGACTACCTTTTTACTCTTGATGGTCTAAAGCACTACCGTTATAAGGACATCTCAAAGACCAACTGCCAAAGGATGTTTGCTGCCAATGACTACTACAATGAACTCTCGATGCGATGTTCAAGAGAGTACCTGTTAGAACACACTAAGGCGATGGATGTCATTCTAAGCGATAAAAGCATAGACATTCAGAAAATATCACAGCTCAACCTCCAGCTAAAGGAGAGATTAGACATGATACATGAGAGTGACATGATATACAAGATAGCATCGGTGATAATCTTTGATGTTAACGAGAATCCTTATGACTATGACTTCAAGTACGGTCAGGAGAAGATAGAACGATTTAAAAAAAAAGCACAAAGCGATCCCATGTTTTTAATCAAGCTATTCAAGATTACAGTTGGCTCACCGAATATGTCAGACACAGATTTACTAATGTATATGGAGGTGGGGAGCAAGATAAACCAGGAGCATTTGGAAGTCATTTCTACCATAATGTCCAGGAATACAAAGACAACCGGCTCCAAAACAATACCAGGATCGCAGAATCCAACGGTATAAGTTTAAAGGAGTTACATTTACTTAGCTATTATGATTACCATGTATTGTTTGAGAACTATATCAGGGCAAACAAAAGCCATCAGCCAACCTTTGATGAATTTGGATAATGGCTTTAGAAAAGGTAATAATAGAGATTAAGGGTGATACTAAACAGCTTGATCCCACTATCACCAAGTTACAGAAACTGGGTAAGATAGATAAGGATAACGCTGCCTCTTTTAAAAAGACCTCCAAAGAATTTCAGGAATCCACTAAGAAATCAGGTTCTTTAATGCAAGGACTTGGCAAGCAAGCACTTCTATTAGGTACTGCATTAGTAGGCGCTTTTGCTATTAAGCAAGTTGTTGGGGGCGCTATAAATATAATAAGGAATTTTGAGAAAGAGATGTCGACTTTGCGGTCTATCACTGGCGTTACTGCAAAGGAAATGCAGTTCTTTAAACAAGCTGCCATAGATATAGGACGTGCTACTAAAACTTCTGCCACAGAAGTAGTAAGTGCATTTACATTGATAGGTTCTGCACAGCCGGAACTTTTAAAGAACAAAGATGCCCTTGCAAGTGTAACAGAACAAGCACTTATATTAGCTAAAGCTGCTGGCATAGATGCTGTAACAGCAGCAGAAGCGTTAACTGGTGCAATGAACGTATTTGGTGCTTCTGCTGATGACGCTGCTAAATTTACGGACATATTCGCTACTTCGCAACAAAAAGGTTCGTCATTTATCGTAGATACAGCAGAAGCATTAAGGATGGTAGGCGCATCTGCTGATGCCACTGGATTGAGTTTTGAGACAACCACTGCAGCTATCCAAGCACTTGCCAAAGGTTCTATTAGGGGTTCAATGGCGGGTACTTCCTTAAATGCTGTCTTAGCTCAACTGTCAAAACAGAATGATGACAAGATCAATCCCTCCGTAGTAGGATTAGCAGCAGCATTAGAAGAATTAGAAAATAGAAATCTTAGTTTTAAAGACGCTACCAAATTAGTACAGATTGAAGGAGCTAAAGGACTTCTTACCTTGATTAAACAAAGAGATATATTTGAACAGCTTAATGGGAATCTAAATGAAACAGGCAATGCTTTAGAGCAGATGCGTATTAATACTGATAATTTAGATGGTGCAACAGAGGAGCTGGGCAATGCATGGGAATCATTTATAATAAATTTAGAAGACGGTCAGGGCGCATTATCAGTAGCAATAAAAACACTTACAAATTTAGCCACTTCGTTTTTGGAAACCATTGTACAAGTTGAAAAAATAAATGCAGTACAAAAAAAGTTTAATGAATTAGATATTGGCGGAACTTTTAAAGAAATTTCCCGACTCGTCAAAGAAGGAGCGACAGAT